ATGTTAAATCAAATTCGGGCAGATAAGGTATCTCTGCCAATTCTAATCACGGCCATCGAACCATTTATTTTGATCAAGGACTCGCACCAGATCAATGTAAGCCACCAGCAAGGTGAAATCCCTAGGGACTCTCTCAAATTTAGCCAAAAATTTAAGCAACACCATTTCAAATGGAGCTTCCCTAAAAAGAATCACAAGCAGGGTTACTCGCTACGCTTGGACAATGACAGGATACTAACAATAGGGCCACCCTAAACCCCTCTGAAACCACTCGGAATAGATTTACAGCAGCGAACATCGCGACTTTAGAAAAGCAACACACCACCGCACGATGACACACCTTCCATTGTTATCCGGCCAAGCCCGTAAACAAGACCAGGAAATACACCAATACTGTATATATTTATTGTTGAAAATCAATCTCTTATATTAATTTCCACTCCGCAATGAGTAAAATTACTAATTGTTATTTTCAGGGGGTTTTTGATGGGGATGAGAAATTGCGGAGCAGATATCGGGCTTTCTGTCTTTGAACTTTAACCGTGAAACTCACGGCCAATTCATCAGTAACCGCAATATCAAGAGAGAGAGTTTCGTTTAACGGGACTGCTGCGCAAAATGTTTCGTTAATCAAAGTGGATAAGCTGCCGGTAGAGGCGCTGCCCCAGCGCCACGCGGGTTGAGCGGCCTCAATGGCCCCGCGTCCGGCAAGGATTAAGATGCCGCATGAAGCGGGACGGTGGTATCAGAGAATGCCGCATTGAGGTATCAGAGAATGTGGAACTGATAGCAGGTCCCTATGTTTTTGGGTGCTGGGTGCTGGAGGGGCGTACGACGTGATCGCGTACTTGCGTGTTGATGGCGGCAGCAACATCGGGATGGCTGTTGGGCCGCTCGGCTTCGACGCTGCATCGGTAACCGTTTTTGTCTAAGCAATGTTGCACACGGGTGACGAGCCAATCGCCATTAACTCCTTCCCGCCAGCCGTTGAGTGTCAAGACGGCTTCTGCGGACAGCTCCGCACGCCCTGCCATCTCTAGAGTGAGTTTGGTTTCAGCGCGGGCGCGGCGTGAGAGTTCACCCCGAGCGGCGGCGATGGCGGCGGCAGCATCAGGTAAGTATTGTTTGATGCGGTGAACGGGATGCCCGTCGCCGACGCTGACTTGATGCAGTTCAGCGCGGCGTGCCAGACGGTAGAAGGCAACCACTGTGCCGGGGCTATCCCGCGTTGCGTAGGTCATTTGCCAGGAGGCAATCTCATCAGGTGTCAAGGTGACGCGTGGCATATCAATGCCTGTGACGCTTTTAGACTCACCGCGTTTGGCAAAAATCAGTCGGCCTCCGGCAGGTTTAGCAATCGCATCGTACCGCTGTGCTAGCCGTAGCAGGACGTTGATATCTGATTCTTCTGTCTGATCAATGTGTGGTAATGCCACGCCTGATAGTGACGGGGAGATCGCGGAGGTCATGCCATGTTCGGCAGCCATTGTGGACAGCATGGCACCGAGTGTGGTTCCGGCAGGCCAGGAGCGGGTTTTTTGGGTTTGCAGGTCGCTTTTGCCTTTGGGGGTGCCTTCCCAGGGGGCGGCATGGGCACGCAGGGTCATTGTGGCGGGCCATCCGGACAATTGGATTTCGCTACACACGAAAACGCCCATCGGGCGTAATTGGCCGTCGTAGCCTAATGCCAGTTCCAGTTCTGCACCCATCGGTGGCAGCTTGAGCGGGGCGTTAGGCAGATGATCAGCCAGGACCACTTCCAAGGTATCAGCATGACTTCCGGACTCATCGGACAGCTGTAGGCTTGCCATGCGTGCGGTGATGAGGGCGGTAATATCGTTGTCGTTGGCGATGAGCCGGTAGGAGGGCGTCACTCCCACAATGCGACTCCTGGAAGGGTGTGCGGTGTGGCCGCAGGGTCTGGCAAGGTGATCGCGATAGCTTCCGGCAGCACGGGCCCCCAGGCGGCTAAGCCGTGGTTTGCTTCATAAATCGCCGAGATGATGGCGGCATCGGTGCGTGCGTAATACTTCCATGCGAGCCAATCGACGGTGTCACCGTGGCGTGTGCGATAGATGTGCAGGCTCACGGGGTGGCCTCTACGGCCTGGTCGTCGTTGACGCGTTGTAGGGCAAGTGTGAATTCAATGCGCCGTGGTGTGCCGTTGGGGTGATGGTTGCTTTGGCGTTCTTCGATCCGTTCGATGACATACCAGCCGTGGATGACGCCATTACTATCAATGAGCTGTAAGGGGTTGCCCTGGGCGGCCAAGGCGCGTAATTCGTCCAATGAGGCGCGTTGGCCTTGCCAATCTGGGTAGGCAATACCGGGCAGCTCGATACTTTCCTCCCCTGGGCCGGTGTATTGGCGCGCATCGCGCTGCCCATAGCGTTCGATGGCGGCCCAGCGGTATTCGTTCACGCGGGCGAGTTCTTGGTAGACGAGGCTAGCCAGTGAGAAGGTGTAGCCGCCTAGCATCATCAGGACAGGCCGGTTGCCGCTGGTGTTGGTTTGGAATGCGTTTTGCAGGGGGGCGGCGACAGTGTCCCACAGGGTGTGACGGATCATTCTCGGCCTCTGGCATCGTCGTACAAGGCGCTGCGTGGTGGCCTCTGTGATGGGTTGGATTGCGCGGCAATGCGGCGTGCTAGGGTTTCGCCACGTTCGCCCGGTTGTTGGGTGATGTTGTAGGTGGCGTAGCTACGGTAATCAGGGTTATTTGTCCTATGCTGTTGCGCCAATGGCGGCATGCGCACCGTTGCTGTGGGGGCTGCGCCTGCACCTGCGGTAGCAAGGGTGTGTTGGGTCAGGCTGTCGCCGATGCCTAGCCATTGTTTCATTGTGGTGAACTTTTCGGTGGCCCAATTCCATAGTGATTTGAGTTTGTCGAAGAAGGCTGTAGCGATGGTGCCGACGCCATCAAACATGGTTTTAAAGCCGTTCTTCACACGGTCGAAGTTGTCGGTAAAGAGGCCTGTAATCATTCCCCAGGCACCACTGAAGATCGTTTTGACCTCTTCCCATAGGGTGGTCATGAACGGTTTGATGGTGTTCCAGTGTTGGATGATCAGCAACGCACCTGAAGCAATCGCGGTGACGGCCAACCCCAACGGGTTCATGAGTAAGAGGCGACCTAACCACAGTGCCGCGCGGCCAGCCACCATGCATGCCACGGGGACGACGCGACCTAGCACGCGCCCCACGGCCAGCGCTGCGGTGCGTACTTGGGCCATAGACGCCAAGGTGCCCACCGCCCGCCACGAGGCGATCAGGCGTAGTCCGAGCAACAGGGGGGAGTGAAGGGCGGCAAAGGCAAAGCGCAGGGCGATGACGGCGACTCTGAAACCGGCCAGGGCCAGGGCGGTTCCCAGCACCGCTTTCACTACGCCGGGGTGCTTGCTAATCCCATACTGAGCATTGCTCAATGACCGGAGCCGAGGACGCTAACAGGTCGTTGATGGCAGGCAGTAAGGCGTTACCAATGGCTACGGAAAGCTCGGTGAGGCGATTTTTGGTGATCTGCCACTGTGCGGCTGTGGTGCGCTGTCTGGCTTGGAATTCCCGCGACATGCTGCCTTTGGCGGCTTCGCCATTGGCAAGCGCCAGTTGGCGGCGGTATTCATCCACACCGTTAGCCAGCTTGGCAATGGCACCGCCCCAGTCTTTGCCGAACAGGCGTGTAACGGCCTCCATTTGCTGTTCGATCGGCAGCTTTTTAATGCGTGTGAGGACGTCCAGAATCATCGACTGAGGATCGGTGACCATTCCTTTTTGGAGTTGGTCAGCGGTCATGCCTAACATCCCCACGCCGATCTGGAAGCGTTTGGGGTTCATTTTGGCAATTTGTAATTGCCGTAGCAGTCCAGAGGCGGCGGTGTCAGCGCGTTCGGCAGATTCCCCCAGGGTGAGGAAGGTAGACGCCAGCGCCGCCGCATTTTTGGCGGATAAGCCCATGGTGGAGGCCGCTCCGGCCAGGTCACCCTGCATCACTTTGATGATGTCGCCACCTTTAGAGATGGCGTTGTCATCGAGGTAGTTGATGGCGTCGCCCAAACGCTCAATGTCGCTGATCGGGATTTTAAAAATGCCAGCGATTTTTCCCATGTTATCGGCCAATTCATCAGCAGGCATCTCAAAGGCGGTGGCCGCCATGGCCGAGACGCGCGTAAATTCGATCAGTGTTTTTCTTGCCTGTTCCGGGTTCATGCCTTCGGCAATGCCCATACGGGCACCGGCGGTCACCATGTCAGCCAGTTGATTGGTGGCTATGGGGATCGTACGCGCGAGCTGCTGGATGGCGTTGCCCATGTCCTCATACACGCAGGTCAACTTGCCGGTAGGGTCGCGTGCGCCATCGACTTGCTTGGCAATGCCAAGCATGGCGGTTTCAAACTCAACGGCGGCCTTGATGGGGAAAAACGCGGCGGCAGAGACGGCCCCCAAGGTGCCTACGGCGCCCCCGAGCTGGCCGCGCGTCTGCGAAAGGTGGGCGCGGTGTCCTTCAAGGGCCGATTGTGCTTGGTTGAGCCGCTGTTGCGCGGCGCGGGTGCGTTCTAATTGTCTGGTTAATGCGTCATACCGGGTGCGCAGCCCGTCAATATTGCGGCCCATGCGCCCAAAGGTTTGAATACCTTGCCCGAGCAGACGTTGCTGCCGCGAGAGTGCGGTGACCGCCGCGCCAATACGTTGTACGTTGCGCTGTGTGGACCCGAAGGCGCTTTTCAATGTGCTGGACAGGTGCCCAGCAATGATCAGGCTTGCGTGGAATTGTTTTTTCTTAGCCATCGCGCGGTAATCCGTCGATCCAGAATAGGAATTCACGCATCGGGAGCGCGAGAATGTCCACGAGCGACCATCCTGTATGCGAGGCTAAGGCCAGAACGCCTTGGCGGAGTTCCTCCAGCGTTAGCCTCACTCGATAAAAATCAGGAAGGCCTCCTGTAGCCGTTTGTAGTTACGCAGGCTGAAGGTTTCTAAGGCTTCAGGGGCCACTTCCAGAAGGTTGGAGAAGATGCGCAATTCGCGTTCGCCTTCGTTACCTGGGAGTGCAAAGGAGCGTTTCATATCCCCTGCGGTCGGTTCGCGCATCCATAGTTCATTGACGGTGGTGCCATTGATGCTGACGGGTGAGGCGAAGGTGATGCGTACGCCACCTTCTGCTTCGCGGAGGTACGGTGTATCAGTGGTCGGTCCGGTCATGGTTAGAGTCCTAGTGCGTTGCGAGCGGGGGCGAGCAGATCAATGCCGTTTTGCTGGAAGATCATGTTTTCTACGTCGATTTCATGAATGACGGTGGCGTTGTGTACTTCTTTGTAGTAGCTCAGTGCCAACGCCAGTTTTAGGGTGGATTTATCAGCCGGTTTCCAAGTGCCACGGTCGATTTCTTTGACTTTGCCGCGCAGATGGATCGCAAGGGTTGTTGTCGTCCCGTCGAAGGATTCCAGAAAGCCACGCACGGTGCAGTTCACCTGCTTTCCTTCGGTGACGCCGAACAGCAGGAGTGCGTCGCTGCTGTAGCAAATCAAGCTGACATCGGTTTCAAGCTTTTCCATGCCCATCGTGAGTTCCACAGGGGCCAGCATGCCGCCGCCGCGGAACTCTTCGGTTTTTAAGGTCAATTTGGGCAGGTTGATCTCTTCGACCTGCCCTGCATAGCCTTTGCCATCAATAAACAGGTTGAGGTGTTTGAGCAGATGACGTGGTGCGGACATTAGAACACCTCCACCAGATAATCACTGGTGAGTCGACTACGGAAGGTGATGTGTTCGGCGGGATAGGCCGGGGTGAAGTCAAAATTAAAATAGACGTGCCCGGCGGTGATGGCGTCTTTTGTATTGAGTTCCGGATCGGCCCAGCATCTGCCATTAATAATCGCGCCCAGGCTTTTCAATCGGCGCAGGTAGGCATTGACGCCTTCCTCAACATCACTGGCGTAGGTCTTGGTAATGGAGCGATCCACCGCCCACAGATGGGCCGCTTGTAAGCTATCGGCGATGATATCGGCGATGCGGACAACGCAGAGGTAGGTCCACTTGGGATCGCTGGATAAGGTGCGGTTTCCCCATAATCGGTAGCCGTCATGACGAATGATGGTGGCAATCTTTTTTTCATTGAGCAGATTGGCGCGGCTGGTGGCATCACCCAATGCAAAATCAATGGGGCGTGAGGTGCCAAGAATGCCGTTGATGGGTTGGTTGGAGGGGGACCACCACCAGCCATTGCGGTTATCTATCTTGGCGATGAGTCCGGCCACCGCAGCGCTGCTGTAGGCGGTGATGGTGGTGCCATCGGCTCCTAGTTTAGTGATAGGCGGATCGACCAGAAACACGCGTTTGCTGCCAAAGTCTCCCGCATAAGCAATGGCCTGTGCATCAGTGGTACCCGGGCCGTCAGCAATGATGATGGCGCGCAGCCGTTCGGCAATGCCGATCAATTCGGACACGACGGGGTTGGCCTGTGTCTGTTCTGGGCGCTGGTGGGTCAAGCCTGGAGCAATCAGCAGGCGCGGTTTGTAGCCGGTGATGTTTTCGGCAGCTAGCAACGCATGGACGCCTTCATAGGTGCCGTTGGCGGCGTTGATGCCACCGACGGCATGAGACAGCCGCTCGGTTTCGTTAACACTATCTTCAATACGCACCACAATCACGGCTGCGCCAATCTGATCAAAAATGCTGTCCATGGCCTGGGGCAAGGTGCCTGCTGTCCCTAGTGTGGCCGCCATCGCGGTTGATCCTGGGATCAGCACGGGGGTGTTGAGGGGATAGGTGGTGGCGTCGGCCAGAGGTGCAGTGCCCACCAGGCCAATGACGCTGCTGGAGGCCGTTTGGATGACGCGTGCGCCATCGTCGATCTCCAGCACTTCAACGCCATGTAGATAGTGTTCCGCCATCAGGCCCCTCATCTGCTGTAAGACGGGGAGATGATCGGTGCGACAGCTGTTTGCTGTCCTGTGGCTATTTTTCCGCGTGGCGTGGCGCGCCGGTCAGTGCGTTTACTTTGGCTGAGAGCTGTGCAATGGCATTCACCAGTACGGGCAGGAGTTGGTCCAGGTTGACCGAGGGGACGTAAGCGCCCTGGAAGTGAACACCTTCGGGATTGACCGTTTCCGGCATAAGGTCGAGTAGTTGTTCTGCCTCTAAAAATAGGCGGCGGCGTCCGTCGGGGGTGTAGGCCGGTTTGTAGCGTCCGATCAGGGGGGTGAGTTGTTCAATCTCTGCCAGGCCATACGGCAGGGGGCCTTCAATGTCTTTGAGTTTTCGGGAGGAGCCTTGGGCGTAGCCGCCTGCGGAGACAATAGTGCCTTTCACGGATAGGTTACCATTGTCTTCCAGTGCCATCAGTTGCGCTTCATTGGTACTGCCGCTGCCGCCGCTGTCGCTGCGTCTCCAGAAAAAGGCGTGGCCTCCGTTCTTTTTGTAAAAGGCAACGTGGGTTGTGTCGTGTTGTTGGTAGTAGTAATTGCCTGCGGTTTCGACCCAAAGCAACCCCGTTTTTGCACCAATCACTGTGCTGGTGTTTTTGGTGCTGGTCCCGAAATAGCAATGGTTGCTGGTGCCGAAGAACAGTTGTGCGATGGCTGGGGAGGTGCCGCTGCGGAATGTCGCTGCGTAAGGAATATTGTTGTCCCAGAATTCACAATCGTTACCGATTTTCAGTGCCGGAATGCGTCCGTTGCCGAGGGCGTCCCCAATCAGGGTGCCTTGGGACTGGAGCGAGCCGGTCATGAGGCTCCCCGTTTTTTTCACCAGAGTATCTAGTTGTGAGGCCAGTTCAGGGAGATCGCTGCTGGCGTGCTGGTGGGCGCTCGGTGGATAGGTCTGTGGGGTGTTCTGGAGGTTTCTCCATTGCAGGTAGTAGGTGCCGTGATAGCCGTCGAGTAAATCTGCATCCAATCCTTTTTCTGATCCGGTGTCCATCACGGCAGCATCGCCCAGGCCCAGCAGGTGGCGGAGGGTGGGCGCATCGGCGCTGGCGATCAGTGTTTTAGCGTAGTCGGAAGGGGCGGCTTCGCCCAGGCGGTGATCCAGGGTGGCTTTCAATGCGGTAGGCGGTACGGCGCTGCGATCCTCCAGGCCCGCGATGGCTTGGGCGTTGCTGGACAAGGTGAGGACGCCTGCCACTGTCTGTGTCGCCGGAGGGTTGTTCCAGGAGGTGTCACCGAAGAGAGTTGAGTCGCATTGGTATCCACAAACCGAACATCAATGGCCAGTAGGAGCATGGCCGATGCGGATTTACTGAGAATGATGTCCTGTTGGGAGTAGGTGGCAAATAAGGTGCCATCCTCCAGGTAGACGCCAAAGCCGCGCACGTCGTACTGGTCGGGGGTTGCATCGCGGATGGTGATGTGAATGGTATCTGCGGCCACCACGCCGCCTGAGAAGGTGGTCAGGCGTTTGGATTCCTCAGGCATCGTTGCCGCGGCGGGGTCAAAGTGTTGCGCGGTCAGGCCGACAGAAGCCAGCCGCACGGGGACGGTGCCATGATGTTCGGCGTTCACTAGGGCGGCGCGGCCCTGTGGGGTGATGGTGATCTGGAGTGGGGTCATCGCATCCTCATGCGGCCTGGGTGAGGTGTACGCGTCGGTACGCGGTGATCTGTGCGCCACCCAGCAGGCCAACTTGTCCGATGGTCTGTACGCCTTGGGTAAAGGTGAAATGGCTGCGAACGGGTTTGGTGCGGATCACTTCTGTAATGACATCTGCAACAAATTCGGCGGTGGTCTCGCTACCGCCCTGCCCCGATAAGGTGAGCAGCAGTGTGAAGGTGTGCGGCGCAGCGGGTGGGTTTTGTTGCCACCACTCGGTGATGAGGACGTCTCCACCAAAGCTGCGCACCACATCGCGCACACTTTTGACGCTGCCTTTACAACGCTGAATCTCGATGGCCGCCGCAATACGCGCGCGTTTGATATGCACGGGCCACGTGCTGCGCCAGGTGTCCACGGACAATGACCAGGCCAGCCAGGGGAGCAATGGCTCGGGGCACGTGTGCGGGTCCCATAGTTGTTTGAATGGGATCGGGATGGCGGCCATGCGTGCCATCACTTGCTCCAGGGTGCGCATGAGCGGCGTGGCCGTGGGGGGCAGCAGGCTGTGCAGAGGGTCATTCATCCACACCCCCATGCATGATGGTGATGTCGGTGCAGCGGGCCGCCTGGGTACGGTCCATCGTCAGTCCCTGTTGTGGCGTGAGGAGTTCTACGCGTTGGATGCCTTCGACATGCAGTCCGGCATACAGGCCACTCAGGGCAATATCTCGCCCTAAGCGGAATGAGTCTGTGGTGTAGGCGGTGATGCGGCGGTGTGCTTCGGACAGGACGACCGCTGCATCCGGTCCGGCGTAGGTGTGCAATCGTGCGTGGACTTGGTAGTCAGTGATCTGTGCCGGTTGTACGGTCACATGATCGGTCATCGGTCGCACTGATTCTTGGTTAACCGCCGCCATCACGGCGTCAAGCACATCTTGTGAGGGCTGTCCGTTGGCGCTGCGTGATAGCACGGTGATGATGACGTCCCCAGGGGTTGGGCTGGTGGCACTGACGTCACGCACGTCGGCATGGGCGCTGATGGCATGGTAGATGTAAGCGCCTTCCGGACCGGCGACGCTGTAGCCTTCCGGTGCAAGGACGATACGCCGCCGAAAGGCGGCATCACTCTCCATCGTCGGGGCAATGCCCTTAGAGGGGTCACCTGCATCCAGCACGAGGCGCTTGACGCGGAATAATGCGGCTAAATGATCTAGGTCGGCATCGCTGGCCAAGGCCACCATGACGGCTTTGGCATCTTCGTTACTTTGGTAGCGGCGCACGGCTTCACGGTAGGCGGCCACTTCTAACAGGGTGTAGATGGGGTCTGAGGGCAGGAGGTCTTTCAGGGTCGGATCACGTGCCACCAAATCAGCCAGCATTTCTTGCAAGATCACGTCTGCGGCCACTTGCCGGATAACATCCGGCATGGGCAGCTTGGAGATATCAATGGCGGTCAGGGTGTTATCCATCAGCGCACCTGGATGCCGTCCAGGGTGACGGTTTTGCCCGCAGGCAGGTACTGGGCGATCAGGTCCAGGATGACCGTGCCCGATGCGGTGGCGCGGGCCGTGACTTGGCGCACTCTGATCCGTGGCTCGTGTGCGGCAAGGGCTTGTGCGGTGGCCGCGTACAGTTCCATTTCTAGGGCGCGGGTGATCGGGGCATCAAGCAGGTGCGGTAACCGGCTGCCGTAATCACGGCGCATGATCCGGCTCCCCAAGGGGGTGCTCAAGATGTTCTGCACCGATTGGCGCAGGTGGTCGATGCCATCAAGCGGCTTTCCGGTGTGCATGTTCATTCCGCGCATGCTCAGCAGCTTGGGGGGATTCCCTGGGCGGTGTCCTGTGGCGGGTTTTCCTAAGCCTTTCTT